TCTGGCAAACACAGATCCTATTGCTCAAAACTTTGAGTTTGAAAAACTTGCTGATGATATATTAGACTTTTCTGATGTAGATCCATTTAGCGAAAATATTAGTATTCAGGATTCATAAAATGGCAATCGCAAATTATTTTTACAATGAGACGACTAGAAGATATGTAGCATTATTTGGTACTCTTTTTAACCAAATTAAAATTGAGCGCACTGATAATGCTGGCGCTACTGTACAATCTATGATTGTGCCTCTTTCATATGCTCCATTTCAGAAAGTTCTTTCAAGATTAAACGAAGATCCTGATTTATTGAATAGTAGAAGAACTGCTATTTCTTTACCTAGAATGTCATTTGAAATTACTAGTTTTCAATATGACCCTGCTAGAAAAATTGGATCAACTCAAAAATTACGTAAAGAAGCAAAAGCAGAAGTTGATTCTTCTAAAAGTTTTGTTTATTCTTCAGTACCGTATAACTTAGATTTTTCTTTGTATATTATGACTAAGTACTCAGAAGATGCAACAAAAATTATGGAACAAATTCTTCCATTCTTTACTCCGGACTGGACTGTTACAGCTCAGATGGTGCCAGATTTAGATCCTATTGATATTCCTATTATTTTAAATAGTGTTACTACCGAAGATCTTTACGAAGGTGACTACGAAACAAGACAATCTATTCTTTATACTCTTAATTTTACTTTAAAGGGTTGGTACTTTGGTCCTGAGAAGAAAAGAAAAGTTATTAAGTTTATCGATGTTGGCTTTGCTACTGGCACTCTTCCAAATACTCCATTCGAAGAAGCGGTTAGAATAAAACCTGGTCTAGATTCTAACGGTAATCCACTGTATGAAGATGGTATAGCTGCAACTGCAACTGCATCTCTTTCAAACGGCACGGTTTCTGGAATCACTATTGTAAACGACGGTGAAAATTACAATCCAAACAATAGTATTGCAGTTACAGTTTCAGATCCAGACTCAATAGACGCTATTATAACACCTGTAATTGCAAACACTTCTATAGTTTCAATGACTATTGATGAGGCTGGTGGGTATTATTCTACTATTCCAAATATTACAATTAGTGAACCAAACCTATCTGTTACCACGGCCACAGCCTCTGTAGTGCTCTCTGGTGACACCGTTGGGTCTGTAAATGTTACCAGCGGCGGCACATATTATAACACAGCCACCGCCACTATATCTGAACCACCTGCTAAATCACCGTATATTAAGTTTGGTGATGATGCTCTTTATCATACAAACCATACAGATAAAACATTAAGTCATGTTACAGATTACAGTTTAGTTACTGCGGGCTCGGGTTTTGCTATTGAATTTTGGATTTATCCAGAAGAATTTAATGCTAGCAAATCGCATATTCTGCATTTTGACGGCACTACAATGAGAATTGAAATAGAGGCAAACGGTGAACTTGCTTATCGTCCTGTTTTAAACAGTCCTCCAGTTCGTTCTACACCCGAAGCTTTGATATTAAACCAATGGAACCATTGTAGAATTGAACACTATGGCTCAGCTGCAAAATGGTTAATAAATGGTACTGTAGATGCAGGTGGTTCTGCACCACAAGGTTTCTTACTTGGCGGTGGAACAAACGTGTACATTGGCGAACGTTCCGTAAATGAAAGAAGCTTTCTTGGTGCATTAGACAATTTAACAATTACACAAATTTCATCATTGACTGCAGATGGATCTTACACTGTTCCTGCGGCTCCTCAAACTGGTAGTTATTTTGCAGACGACTTTGATAAAATCCCAGCTACAGCGACTGTTACTGTTGTAGCCGGTGAAGTGACCGAAGTTGTTGTAACGAATCCTGGTAAAAACTATGTTAGTGCTCCAACAATTGTAATTTCAGATCCTGATGGCTCGCCTGTTGACTATCGGGCAACGGCTTCTGCAATACTAACAGATGGTGCTGTAAGTTCGATAACAATAAATAATTCTGGTAAGTTCTATAGTTCAGCAAATGCTACTATTGACTCAGTTACTTCTAGTACTGCAACCGCATCTATTTCCATAGATGGTACCGGACAAGCTGCTACTATTACAGTAACAAATCCTGGGTCCGGATATAGAACTGTACCAACTATTACTATTGGGAATCCCGCTGCTACATCAATTCCATACCAACAAATTGAATTTGACGACGACTGGGGAATTATTACTGTTATTGAGGATGTATAATGAGCGACGAAAAAATTTCTTCTGCACTTGGTATTAGACCAATGTCAGAAATAGATGATGAAGAGAAAAATCTTCCTGTAGAAAAGCCTACTGAGGTTGCGCAGCCACCCGCCGTGATATCACTCGACGATGATGAAAATTTACAAGACATAGAAAAAGTACGCCAAAATATAGCAAGTGTTATTGATATTGGTAAAGATGCGATGGAAGAAATGCTTTCAATTGCAAAACAGTCAGAGCAGCCAAGAGCTTTTGAAGTTGTTTCTACATTAATGAAAACTATGCTTGACGCAAACAAAGATTACGCCGATATTTCTACTAAAAAGAAGTTTGCTAAAGAAGAATTACTTGGGCCGAAGGAAGCAGCTCAAACAAACGTTACTAACAATAATTTGATTGTATCTACTGCAGACCTTTTAAAAATGCTAAAGGGTGATAATAAC